CTCCAATGATCTCGTTAATAATGGTGATTTCTTAGGGGCGATAGCCTTCGCTGGCAAGGATGGATCCTCGGTACCTGTTAACGCAGCCTCTATCGTGGCAAGAGTAGACGGCACCCCTGGCGCTGGCGACATGCCAGGCAGGCTTGTCTTCAGTACAACCGCGTCAGGATCGAGCACCCCGACGGAGCGGATGAGGATTAGTAGCAACGGTTTGGTAGAGGTAAAGAATAATCTTGCCAATGGTGTTTCTGGTGAAATCTTTAAGGTTCTGTCCTATGACGCTGATGCATCATTTGTAGTTGGGAGTGATGGGAATAATTCCACTCGCCTGCAGATGCGAAATTCTGCAGGAGGTAATACTATTCAAGCCTTTGGTCACAGTGGAAATTTAACAATTACAGGAGCTATTTCTAAAGGATCGGGCTCTTTCAAGATTGATCACCCACTGCCACAGAAAAGCAACACGCATTACTTGTATCACTCATTCGTTGAAGGTCCACAGGCAGATTTAATTTATCGTGGACACATTCAACTTGTGAATGGCACTGCTTCCGTAAATATTGATGAGGCAGCACGGATGACCGAAGGTACTTTTGAAGCACTCTGTACCAATGTTTGCTGTTTTACTTCTAATGAGTCTGACTGGACCGCAGTTCGTGGTTCTGTCTCTGGAAACATGTTGACCATTGAAGCTCAAGACTCAACTTCAACTGCTGATGTTTGCTGGATGGTCATTGGTGAACGCAAAGACCAGCACATGCTGAACACCGACTGGACCGATGAAAATGGTCGCGTAATTACTGAGCGACTTAAAAACGAAGTAGATTTGTCTGAAGCCTAGTAGTCCTACTCGTTTCGAGGTCTGGCAGGTATTGGCTAAATCCCAGCGCCTGCCAATACCTCAAACCCATTGCTATGCGCGATAACCGCCCCGTGTAAAAGCGGGGCTTTCCTACTACAATGCCAACAGGTTCATTTTTTCCATGACCACCACCTTCACTTGGGCAATCGCAAACCTGGAGCGGGAAACTGCTGACGGTTTTGTCTATACCGCCCATTACACCGTCAATGCAGAGGACGGTACTTACTCTGCAGGCGCTTACGGCAGCATCGGCCTGGAGCGTCCCGAAAGTCTTATCCCTTTCGACGATCTCACCGAAGAGATTGTGGTCGGCTGGGTCAAAGACAAACTTGGTGACGAAAAGGTCGCTGAAGTTGAAGTTGCGCTCCAATCACAACTCGACGAGAAGCACGCACCAACAAAAGCCGCTGGCGTGCCCTGGTCCTAAACTAAATGTGAGGTCGATGGGGCACCCGTGATTGAAATCTACGCCGCAGTCGTGGGTGCCTCCATTGGCGTTGCTGGACTTACTGCATCAGGCTTTAGCCGCCGCAACAACGAATCCAGAGAAGCCGTCATTCGTCTAACGATGGCGGTTGAAAGTATTGCGGGAAAACTTGAAGAACTGCATCAGGACATGCGTGCAGACCGCAAAGAAATTTATTCGCGCCTTAACGAACACGGCGATCGGCTTACTGTGCTGGAAAACAGAAAGCGCTAGAGTCAAATCAAGAGTTTACTTTTTCTCATGAACATCGAGCACATCCTTGCGCACCCTGCTTTCTGGATCGTGATTGCTGCATCATCTGAGCTGATCGGAATGAGCAAGTTCAAAGACAACAGCGTCATCCAGCTGCTTTTCACTGCAATCCGCAGCCTTAAGCCTTCAAAAAAGGTCTGACCCCACCGGGCACCCGTTGGACGCTGCGCTTAAGCACTCGGTCAGCCTTTGACGAGATGCAGCGTGAAATCCAGCGCCGCAAATTCGAGGCGACCTTAAAACCCCGCCTGGACCGTGCCATTGAAGACTGGCACAAAACCCAGCCACCGATGGTCGAGCCACCTACCCGGCTTGGCGATCTGCACATTCGCGCACCTTGGGCCGATGAACTCGACACCGATCCGACTGATTAACCTTTTCCGCTACTACAGGCAGAAGGGCCATCAGACAGCAGCGATTGAAGAGCTGGAACGTGCCATCCTAAAGGCCGCGCCGGATATTTTTAACCGTGACCAGCCTTGGTACGAGACTTGGAGCACACCAGTAGCAGAGAAAGCTCCAGAGCACTTGATCACGCGCAAGCAGATCAGTTTGATTACGGGCAAGGCAGAGAATAAGTTTGATGAGGCATTTATGAATGACCTCAATCGACTTGTCAAAACAGCCGGAATGACAAGCCTGAACCAGCGCAGGATGCTGGTGGCGCAGACTTGTCACGAGACAGCGGGCTACAAGTACATGACCGAGATTGGCAATAGAGCTTATTTTGCAAGGATGTACGACAACCGCAGCGATTTAGGCAATGGTCCTGGCGACGGGTACAAATATCGCGGATGCGGCGTAATTCAGCTCACTGGAAAACACAATTTCTCGCGTTTTGCCAGGTGGATGGAACAGAACGGCCTGCGGGATGATCAAATTATGCAGAAGGGCACTGATTACGTTGCGAACAAATATCCATTCCTCTGCGCGATCTGCTGGATCGAGGAGAACAACTGGGCCGCGCTGTGTGATCGAGGCGACATCTACGAATGCACCCGCAGACTAAACGGCGGGTACAACGGTATTCAGGACCGCATTTGGTACTACAACAGGGCTAAAGATTACATTGTGAAATAGTTAAACCCGCTACCATAAAAGCAGCCGCAAGTCAAGACCCTTGATGTTGCATGGCGCGAGGTGGTAGTGGATCACCAGATTGACGAGACCGAACTCGTCCCACGGAAAAAAGCGAAGATCCGCTTCCGTGACCGTATCCTGACCGAGTGGAACTACTGCTGCGCTTATTGCGCCGAGCCACTAGGTAAAAACGCCACACTGGACCACGTCATCCCAAAGTGGAAAGGGGGTCTGACAGAGAAGGGGAACTTAGTGGGTTGCTGCTTTTCCTGCAACAGCCACAAATCAGGTCACGAGTGGAAGGAGTGGTTTAGAGAAAGAACCTACTGGACCGAAGCCCGCGAAGCCCGCATATCGGAATGGATGGAGCAGTAGAGAGCTTCAGCAACATTTAGAGCCCGGTAAAGCCCGTGTATTTCTACGCACATACCACCACCGCGAGTGCATACGCGGTAGAAACCGCCGCCAGTGTATTCAACCGGAACTGTGGGCCTGTTCATCCGCGAAAACCGCGTCTGCAATAACTGGGAAGTTCAACTTAAATATACGCTGGCACGCCAACGCAACTTCTCTGTGCTCCAATTGTGTGTCCACATGCGCACGCAACTGGATGTAATGAATCCAGCTACGCAGCGTACCAGTCATATACATTGAAGTAGGAGTACACATTGGTAGGATCCGCCGCGCAGTTTCCTTGGCAACGCCACGTTCGAGTAGCGATTCATAAAAAAGAAAAGCATCAGCAATGATGCGACCAGCACGCGCCTGGTAATCCTCTTGGTGGGACGGGTGGATGTCATTAATGCTGTTTTGCCTGTTTTCGTAGTCTTGACGCCTAAACCACGGTATTTCTGCCGGTTGAGTCCTGCTGTAACGGGTAGAGAACTCTTGGAACGAAAACGACCGATGCCGCAGGATCTGCGCGGCAATATCCCTCTCAGTGTCAATCTTGACGCACATACTGACCATCTCAAAAGGAGACCAGTGCTTGTGCTTGATCAAGTAACGAAGAAGACCTGGCCCGGTTTCCCAGTTATCTTCGTTACTTGGATTGCTGACACGCGCCATACGCACAACGAGCTTTTGAGCATCTGGCGTAGCCCATACCAGTTCAACAGAGGCCATGGAGTGTCTTCAGCAGCGGGATGAGCACGTCTTTCTTAATGTGATACTTGGGGTACTTACCCTTGGCCCGTTCGACGTGTTCGGGGTCTACAAACACCTCAACGGAATAGTTGACGCTGTCGCATTCTAGGCAACGGTATTGCCTTGTCCGCACAGCGTCATGGGAAACCGCAGAATTTATGACTTTTCTATTTCCGCGTGTAAGAGGCGCACCACAACTAGGACATTCCATCAGTACACACCATATTTAGTGGACAAGAACTTTAATCTATTTAGAGCCTTATGGCAGCGCTGCCTGGTCCGTTCTCTACAGATACCTAATTCCTTGCTGATCTGCATGTAGGTCTTAGGGGCAGCTCCATTTAGCCCGTAAAAGTCCATAACAATTCTTCGATCTATCTCTGATAACTGGTCTAAATAACTGTATAAAACTTCGCTATTAAACATATCATCTATGTTTTCCATTCCATGGTCACCATCAGTTACCAAGTCAATAAGAGCAGTCGAATCTCCTTCTAAATCAGAGGAACTACCGCTATCCAAACTAGAGCAATCATTACTGTGAACAAGATACTCTTGCAGCCGTGCAGGCTTTATTTTGCAATACTCGGCGCATTCTTCAATAGAAGGTGTTCTTCCGGCTTTGGCCTCAAACTCAACAGCCCAACCTCTTAATTTTGCCAGCACCTCAATGGCTTGGGTCGGTAACCTAATCACGCGGTCGTGGTAAGTCAGATGCCGTGAAATAGATTGTCGAATCCACCAATAAACATAAGTAGACAGAGCATAACCACGTTCAGGGTCAAACTTCTTAATCCCATGGGCCAGACCGATATTGCCCTCTTGAACAATATCAAACATTTCCGTACGCCTTGCCCTTGGAACGTATCGCTTGGCGATAGAAACAACCAAGCGTAAATTACAGTTAATGAGCTTGTGGTATGCCCTTTTTCCCTGCTTAATTTGTTTAGGTGTAGGGTCAGGTGTATGTATCCAAGCCTGCACCTGGCGGGCCAGCATAATTTCTTGCTGTTTGGTTAACAACGGGTAACGCACAATCCCGTTTATGTATTGAGTAAAGCCGTCCATCAACCCCGAACCTCAATAATGGTGGGAAGGTAGCCAATGGAATCTTCAAGAAGGCGAGCTGTTTCTGCCGCTTTTTCTACAGTTACAAAAGAGCAGGCATCTTCTTTTTTGTTTGTAAGTCTGATCCCATTGTCTTTGGCTGATTTTGGGTAAGCCGCCGCGAGATACATGGGTTTCTTTGACCGCGATGACAAAAGCGCGTAACGGGCCATGGTGGAATGCGTTGGGCGCACTTAAAGTAGCACACTTACCCGGCGTGGCTAGCCGTCCGCAGCATCTTTTTTATTTTTTGTTCTTCCCTCTACGCGGCGTCTTACAGACTCTCGCCACGACGCTTGATCCTTAGCTAACGCCTCTTGGTAGAGCGAGGAAGGCAGGGATTTTTCCAGCGCGGCATAGACGGCATCACGGATCCATGCAGTGGAGCGCACACCTTTCTCCTTAGCTAAGTTGGCTAACAAGGCAGCTCTGTGCGGATCCAGCAAAATCTGCATGTAAGTTTTATTGCCGTGGCGTATCGCCATAAAAGTCTTCCGTGCTACAGAGTAGTCTAGCACTCTGTTACCAAGTGATAGAATCGTCTACATGCTTCTTCCATCCACTAGCATGGTTCTTCCGAGCGTTTGTACGCTGCTTACGACAGCCTTGGCGTACTTCCCTGGCCCGCTCCAAGAACTGAGCAGCCCTCTGGAGATCGGCAGTGGTGGCACGAGCCATCTCGTATCTGAGGTATGTGAGCATGATCTGCCTCCCTGTTTTCGGCTGCATAGGCAGCATCCATCACTTCAGCAAGGCTACTGTAATAGCCCATCTTTTTTAGTATACAAAACGTCCACCCGTTAGGGGTGTGATAGATGCTGACCATGTCTGCTCCTTTAGTGGATCTCGGACCAGCGCTTACCAACTTGGGGCTCTGCAAGCGGTGGGACGGTCCCAAGCCACTTAGCTTCCGCGCTCTCCATTACTTGTTTTAGCCGCGCGGCCCACTCGTTTGCCTTAGGTTCACGCACTAGAAGCAGAATTTCATCGTGAACACAAGCAGCCAGCTTGACTTCATCCTCACCCGCTTCCTGTAAGAGCGGCCAAAGATTACCCAAAGCACACTTAAGGATGGCAGCACCCGCGCCTTGGATCGGGGTGTTACACCGAACTGTCAGGCGGTTCATATCACCAGGCAGGTATCGGCGCATATCAGAGAGCGGAACCCTGATGTCCGCCCATTTATTGTTCTTGCTGTTCTCGGCCAGCTCTGCGTTCTGTTGCTGCCAAGCTCTGATGCCCGAATAGGTACTGAGCCACTGGTTACGGATCTTGGTCGCCTCTTCGACAGTCATAACGATGCCAGAAGCACCCGCATAGTTCCGCAAGCCCTTGGCACCCGAGCCATACAGCAGGCCAAAGTTTGCTGACTTTGCAATCTGACGAGAGCAACCAATCGCCTCAGCCGTAACACTATGCAGATCTTCCCCATCCTGGAACGCCTTGATCATGCGTTCGTCTTTTGCGATGGCCGCCGCAAGTCGCAACTCCATCTGACCAAAGTCCGAGTCAACAAGAACCCAACCATCAGGAGCCTCAACACATTGGCGGAACTCTGAATCACGGGGGATCTGCTGATTGTTCGGCTTAATGCAGGACATTCGACCTGACTCCGCCCCAAGCTGCAGATAGCTGGCACAAACAAAACCATCAGGCGTCATCTTTTCGAGGATTGAATCCACCATCTGCCGACGCTTCTCAGCCTTCTTCCAAGCCAAGTACGTCTGAATAACATGGTGGTCCGCAGCATACTCTTGGAGCGCTGCGCGTGAAGCACTGGCCTTCCCGGTTTTGCTGTCCACCGGAGCCTCACCCAACAAAACAGTGAACTTCTCTAGCAACTGCTTTGGGCTATTTAGGTTGAAGCCCGCCTTTACCTTCGTGCCAAGTCTGACAGAACCGGTGTCCTTAGGTCGAAGATTGAAAGCCTTTGGCGCGTTCTCTATCTCGTCAATCTCGGCGTACCACTTTTCGTACATCTCATCATCGTGACCCATCTCAGTCACTAAGCCTTTGAGCATCTTCAGTCGTCGGATGTCTGCAGGCTCTCTAGGCAGCTTGTGCTCCGGCGGTAGAGACTGATCCAGCTCAAGCAAAAAGTCCTTACCGAGCCTTTCAATGTCGTGCTCGTAGTCACCTTGCAAGCCTTGGAGCGCAACTTTATTCCACGGCAGACCAGTGCGCCACATCTGCGCCATAGCGGGCAGCGCTCTGCACTCCAGTGCAAAAGCCTGCGCCAAGCGATTGTTTTGCAGCATCTCGTCAAGCCTGTGATCAAGCTGCAGCAGCACCTCAACATCCTTAGCGGCGTAGACCAATTGGTCCCGACTTAAGACTGGTGCGCTCCAATCAGATCGCTGCTGTTCTTTGTCAAGGTCAATCTTGAGGATCCGCTTTGCGACTTGGGCAAGTCCATGCTTTACGTTGGGCGTCCCGTTGTGCAGAAGCTTGCTGGCGAGCATCGAACAGCGCACCCGACCACGCGGGTAGATGTTGTGTTCTTGCAGCCAGCCCAAGTCAAAGACAGCGTTATGGGCCAGCCAAAAGCGTTCACCGTTGGTGAAGAACAGGCGCAGCTTGTCCCAGTCGCCTTCGTCAAGTTCAAAGCAGTCGATGATGACGATGGTGCGCAGAGACTCACAGCCAATCTGGATCAGCCGTAACTTGCCAACCTCAGGCTGCAGCTGGAGCGTTTCCGTATCGAAGGCAAGGGAAATCGAGGTCGAGATCTCTTTCAGATGCTCGACCCCAAACAAATGTTTGTAGTCAGACATGGGTGGTCAGAAAATCAAAGAATGTACTCAGGAGCTAAGCCGGAAACCTCAGTTTCGTGCTTGCCGCATGGAGCGTACCAGCCGCTGTCGTCCAGCTTCCAGCCGTGCTCAGTGCGCTTTTCTGCTTTGTAACTTTCCCAGTCCAGATCACCAGGAAGCGGGAGGCCGTATTCATTGACCCAGTCATAGTCAAGGATACCGCTTGGCGAGACCCAACCGCCTTCGTCACCTTCCCAGCCTTCTTTATCAAAGGCTTTGCAGATGCGGTATTGGTCAGCCATGGCAGCATCAACAGCAGCGGCAACTTTGCCGTAGTTTTCCCACCTTGCAGCAGCCTGCATGTTGTAGTGGGACGCCTCAGCCTGTAAATGCTGGGGCACGTTTTTGAGCTTTACTCCAGCAAAAGGACTGGAATCGAAGGGATGTGTAGACATGGTCTATGCGAGTGGGTCGTTGAAAGGGTCAAATTCAAACTCTTGGCAGAGACGGCGTAGATACCACTCAGCCTTGCGGAGATCCTCTAGGCCGTTTTTCTGCCGGTAACGCCAGATGTACTTGATACAGTTACCGCGAAGGTAACCGAAGTATTCATCTGTATTCATCGCAGCTTTGATTGCTTCGATGCACTCGATGTCGCCACTGCTGTAGTGGTCAGGATTGTTGACGGGGTCAGTCATCGAAAGAAATCGGTGGGATAGCGGTCCAGTCGTCGATCCAAGGCAACATCTTGACGATGTCGTCGTGCGTTGGAGCGTTTTCGTGTGTGATGGGATCGTCCCAGAGCACACAGGTCTCGCAAGCAGCGGAACCGTACTCTGGTGGATCGTAACGAGTGGCAGGGGCCACCTGAATGGCATCATCCACGATGGCCTGAATGCGGACAAGATCAGATCCGCGCTCGTAGCTGAAACAGATGAGTTGTGCTTGGGGCATGTTTGGCCTCCGAACTACCTCTGTAAGGTAGCACATTAGTTGAGGTAGGTCGAGATCACCGGAAAGATTTCATGATCGTAAAAGCTCATGATGCTGGCATCGATCCCATTCTTCAGGGCCTTGTTGACATCCTGCTCCAAGCGGCAGAACTCATCGGCTGTGTCGGCGTAAATGTCCTCACAGACACCCATCGGCATACCGTCCGGCCCATAAGCGGTGTACCTGACAATCGCCAGGTAAGGCTGCTCCCGCTGCAGCTCGTAGTAAGTGACCGTGGTTCGCCCGGACATAGATCCATCCGACCCATACCCAGTCTGGAGGCAGATAACACGCTTTAACATAGAGTAGTAGTTGGTAAACGGTCCAATGGAAGCCAAGCGTGAGTTTGCCTACGAAAAGTTCAAGAGACAAATCCAGTCCTGTAGCGATGTGAAGGAACTGCAAGACATAGCTTGCAAGTTCCTCCGCCTCTATCTTGCCCAACAAGAGATGGTGGACACAATGCTCCGTAAGGGGTGGTTATCCACCAAGGGCACTAATTTCTAGTCTCCTTCCGTTTCTGGATCAAGCGAGACGTTTCAGCGAATAACTCCCTCCGGGCTTCGTAGGGGATGGCGCGTGTCATCTGCTTGAGCTTGAACTGCAAGAACTGATCATCTTCATCGTCAAGCGACAGCCCTAAGTCATAAGCCGTGTTGACGGCGTTACATAGAGCGCTGACGACCCACGGCCTAAACGTGGGTGAGTCCAACAAGTCCCGCAGTAAGATTTTTTCTGATCCGGCGAGGACGTTTTCAGGGATCGAATTAGACATTAGAGTAGCAAAGAAGTGCGAACAAAAGACGAAGATCAGGAAAATTCTTCGTCGAAATCACCGGCTAGTAGCTTTTTGAACATTTTAGTAATAAAGAACTTTCTTGTAAGTCCCAGCTCACTAAAGTACGCCTCAACATCTGCAATAAGTAAAGTATCTAAGCCGCTAATCGTATACTTCTGGGTATTTTTAGTGAGGACTTTTTCTTTTACTTTTACATTTTGGTTTGGTTCGTTGCCAAGTACACACTCAGCAAAGTCCCCGATGCAAGTGTCAGGGTAGCTCTCTGACGGGCTTTTGGGTACGACCTTAATTGTTTGATTTATTTGGTAAGAGCTGATAATGTTTTGCTGTTCTTCCGAACTAAAAGACCTCGGGCAATAAACTCGAATAAAGTTTGCAGGCTTGTTTTCTCTGCAATGAGCGTCTTCGTTGGGCTGCAACAAAACCGCGTTCAAGAAAGGACGATTCTTGCTATCGAAATACGTTGAGATAACTCGCGCCTCCATTGTTTGGAGCACGGAATACTTGGTTTTGTTCATAGGAAGCGAAGCAAGGGAAGGCCGCCTTTAGGCATTGATCGAATACTACACCAAAGACGGCCAACTGTGCAATTAGGCGTCCCAGAAATCCCAAGAGGTCTGTTTAGCGCGGTCAATTTCTTCGAGTGTCCGCTCTTCTTGCCTCGCGCGGGGATATTGCTCAGACTGTCCCATCCGGGCACTATCCGCTCCAGCACTGGCGTTTGGGGTGGGACACGAGTCTTCAGATTCTGGGGGTGTCCCAGCCTGCCCTTTGGGGTGGGACAGACTTCCCTGAAAAGTCTTGTGTCCCACCTTCTGTCCCAACCCACTATCCGCACCATCACGGGGTTTTGCTTGGTTGGGACACTTACCAAGTATCTCTCCACGCGCGAGGACTGCTTGGTACAGATCCAAACTATTTTTTCCATCAGGAGCTGGTGCGGATCCAACAACCTCAACCAACCCACGCTTTACCAAGCGTTGGAGCGACTTACGGATTGCGTCAACCTTCCCGCCAACCACAGGATCAGAGTTGAGTTCCGTACGCGAGAACGTACGTGGGTAGCCCGTACGAAGCCGCTGGAGCACCCTGTCGGTAATACCACTGGGGGAAGTGTTCCCTGGATCGACCTCAGGAGTGAAGTCAGCCACAGAGAAGCTCAGGTCGTCTTCCATGCGCATGATCAGCGAAGTGCCAGACCGACCAGCCCGAGATTTTTCGATGGTGATGATCCGGCTGTGCTGTGGAGCGTTCCCGCTTTCG